CACCCCTCATCCAACTGACGAAGGATTCGGCAATGTACTCGCTCTTATTCAAGCCGGCGTATCCGGATATCTTGGCTGCAATGCGCTCCCAGTCTTCCCCCAGTTCGTTGAACAGTTTGGTGGAAACGACATTCCACTGGGCATGGTGTCCCAGCTCGTGAAGAATCATTCCTTCCAGGCTGTCATCAACGAGCTCTCGCCCGGCCTTGATGTATCGTTCGGCCATCGGCCGCTTGGATAGCGGGACCTTGTCAATATTCTTCTGAACATACTCAAAGGCTTCCCGGGATTTCTTGATGTATGCGTTGAATTTCTCCGGAGAGGCCAGGATATCCCCATTGAGATAGATTCCCTTATACACTGGGTCATAGGCTGCGACAGTATCTGAAGACTTGAAGATCTTCTTACCTTTTGCAGACTTTCCACTGACCACCTTTATTCCGGAAATCTCCGGCATTTCCAAACGCTCGAAAGCTTCGACCAGCGTATGGTTTATCCGGTTGGCCATAGAGAGATCTATACCCTTGTAAGACACCTTTCCTTTGAATTCACGGTCCAGGCCAAATTCCTTGACAAAGCGGGACGCAAAGGCCTCCGCATCGGACAATGTCTCTGCAGGAATCCATCCTGGATTGATTCCAAGTGAGTCCTTTACTGCGATATCGGCGCCGGGATAGGCTTCGGTGTAGTACGGGTGGTCGTCAGAGAACAATTTCCCTCCTTTCGCCGGGTTGTTGTCCAGGCCGGGCTGGGCGGGAGCCGGGGTGTAACCGTCCAGGGCTTCGGCGTTGACGGGTTCATCGGTCTGCTGCAGGGTGCACTTGCAGTTCCAGCGCTCGCCGGGGCGGTGCTCCTGCCAGAAGGGATGATTCACTGGCAGGGTAAGCTTCTTTGCCCAGTAGCGCTCATGCAGCGGATCCGGAGTGATTGATGTGGTGGGCATCCAGCGGACATTCGGGAACACATCGGCCTCATCGATGAAGTGCTTCCAGTCAGCGGCCTGGTGGGCGCGGATGACGGCCGTGTCGTACTCCGTCTTCAGCCAGCTGTGGACATAGTGGTCGGTCATCTCCTTGATGTCGCGCTTCCAGCGGTCGAAACTCTTGAGCTGCCCGGTCTGCCTGTCAATGAGCTGGGTGGCTATGTCATTCTGCATCCGGTGGGTCCGGAACGCGGAGAAAACGGCGTTGTTGGTCCGCAGTTCATACAGGAAGCGGTCGGTAACCACCTCCGGGTCCATGCTCTCCGCCAGGCCCTTGGCCGCGGCCAGGTTGAACAGGCGCAGTGTCTCCTCGAAGATGTGCGTCTCTATCTCCGTGTGCACGTCTATCTCCTTGTCATAGATGGCCCGGAGCCCTTCGGAGAGTGCCTTGGGGCTGAATGTTACACCCAGCTCGGCCGCATCATTACGGAAGCTTCCACCGGTGCTGCAGACCGGGCAGGTGCACCGGTACTGCCGGTCTAATAGAAGGGCAAAGGTTCGTCTCTGGACGCCCCGTCCTGCGGGGCCAGGCCGAAAAAACTCTTGAACCGGTCGAAGAACCGCGCCTTTTCCTCGTTAGTGGGCCTCTGATCCAGCTGTTCTGCTATCTGCCGGGCCCTCTCTGCAGCAGCTTCCTTCTCGGCCTGCATCTCGGCCTTCCTGGCGTCGTAGTCGTCAGGCTTTTCCACGTCGAAGGTGTTGTACAGGTAGTCGTCGGACATGGGCAGGCCCATCTCCTTGAGTTTGGACACCACGTTGATCTGCACCTGTTTGTCCTGGTACTTCTGCTCCACGCGGACGAACTCGCCGCCCTCGGTGTTCACGCCCAGGGAGGCGAAGATATCGGCCATGTCGTAATTGAGCAGATCCAGAATGAACTGCACGTCGTCGTCGGTGATCTTCAGCTGCTCTTTTGCCTGTACGGTGCCCAGGGCATGGGTGCCGTTGGTGTCGGACTTGGTGGTAAGGGTATTTCCCAGCACGGCGATGGACATCTCATCGTTACAGTTGGCCGTAAAACGCTCGTAAAGGTCGTTTGTGCCGCTCTTCCCCTGTGCCTCGTGCAGTTGGAGCCCCGAGCCCTCCGGATGGATATAAACGGCATTTGCGCCCTGGTTACGGGCGTCCTGCAGCAGCCTCTTGCGGGCTGCCTCATCCCCGGCCGAGTAGGTGTACTCCCGGATGGGCATGCCGAAAATCTGGCAGAACTGCGCCCAGTCTCCCAGGTTGCCGCGCTTGTAGAGCGCATACGGTGCACAGGTTGCCAGGATACCCAGACCGCGGGGATTGTCGCAGATGACCAGGCAGTTGGAGAAAGCCTCCAGGGGGACGCCTGTAACATCGTTCTCATACAGAAGCACCTGCTGCTTGACAGCGTCGAAGTGCTTCCGGTCGATGAGGTCGTAGGTAATCCACCCGCGCTCATCCCGGCGGAACTGGCAGAGGGTGAATCCCCAGAGCTTGGAGCTGACCGCATCCTTGACGAAGGCGCGGAACCAGGGACTCTTGATCTGCTCGTTCACATCATCCACCGGCTTCCCGTCCCGCTGGAATTCGAAGCGCTCACGGGCGACTGCGCTCAGGCGCTTGTTGATGATGCCGGCAAGGTGGCCGTCGGTGGTGATGATGGAGTGATAGATGTCGTAGAGTTCCGTCCGGTTGTAGAAGTCGATGGCGCTGGCGCTCTGCAGGGACGCCATGTACCGGCCGATATTGAAGTGGAACAGTTCCGGACTCTGCAGGATGATGGTAGGGTTCTGCTGTCCGGGAAGGATATCGCTCGCCCCGGTGGCGGTGATGGTTTTCTTTGCGGCAGGACGGCCGCGGCGTTTGGTCTCTTCCATGGTGTTGACGGTTTAAAAGTGGGACGGCCGGAGTTCGTTGGCGGATATCTGCCAGGGCGAGTTCAGCGCCTGATCCTCCTCGGGAAGACGGGGTGCATCGGCAATGGTAATCTTGCCGGCGGAAACGGCCTTCAGCCATTCGACGGCACGGTCGTAGCGGTCCTTGCGGATCTGCGACATCTTGTAAGGGTTGTGCTGGCAGAAGATATGATAGATGGCGATATCCAGCGCCATCATCAGCACCAACTGGTTCCGCTCTTCGCCGGTGGCGCCGAAGATGGCGTCACAGTCGTAGAACTTGTCCAGGTAGCAGCGCATCTCCTCGATGGCCCGGTCCTCGCAGATTTCGATGATGGCATAGTCCGGATTCTCGGCATCTACCCGCAGCAAGGAATCCAGGATCTCACGGTGGATGCTGGCGTCGTAGTCGTTCAGCGTGATGAATTGGCTCATATTTAAATAGTGTTTAATCGGCGTTTTAAAGGTTACATTCTCTGGGATTCATCTACCAGGTCGCTGTGCCGTATGGTGTCCACGGACACTCCGTCCAGGGCGGTCCTGCGGTTGAGTTCAGCGATGGCGCCTTCCACGCAGTCCGGGCCGTCGGCCGGGTACGGAAGGGTCATCTCGAAGAGTTTGAACTGGTCCAGCAGTTCCTTCATGTGGGGATTGTCGGCCTCATCCTCGTTGAACAGCCACGCACCGTTGCGGTCGATGGGTTCCAGGTTGGCCTCAATGCGGGCGGCCTTGTCCGTCTTCGGCCTGGCGTCTCCGGTGATGAAGAGGCTGTCTCCCCGCCGCTGGTTCTCCTCCCGGATGAGAGGTAGGAAGACCTGCTCGTAGAAAGGATCCTGCAGGGAGTTGTTTTCCACCATGTAGAACACCGGCACCCGGCCACCCACCCAGGCCTTGCACTGGTAGTACCAGTCGATGAAGACTGCATTGGACGGCCGGTCCACGAACGCCTTGAGGATGTAGAAGGTGGTGCGGATTTTGCCGATGAGGCAGACTGCCTTGGTGGAACTTCCTTTTTTCCCGTTGTTGGAGGTGGACGGGTCCCCGTAGCAGACCAGGAACTTGAACTTGGAAAGGGCGGGCATCTTGCCCAGCGGCAGGTTCTTGAACACTTTTCCTTCATGGATGGGATTGTTCATGTACTCCGCCTGGAAGGCGCCGGTGGAGATGGTGGCCTTCACGCGCTCGATGTGCTCCTGGGAATTCTTCTCGGGCCAGCTGCTTTTACCCTCTTTATCCACGATGTTGATGACCATGTGTTTGTCGGCCTTGGCGCCGAAGCGGGCGATGCAGGTGTCCTTGGCGATGAGGTTGCCCTTGGCCAGGATGAGGGTGGGTGCGCTCACCGAACGTGTGGGGATGACGGCCCGCTCGATGAACTCCGTCTTTTTGTCCAGGATGACGGGATTGCGGCAGTCCTTGTCGGTGTCGTAGTCATCGATGTCGATGATGTCCGGACGGACGGATTCGTTCCTGGTGCCACGGGGCGCGTTGCCGTAGCCGACCGCCAGGAAGGTGAGGCCGCCCCGGGTGACGAAGTTCGTCTCCTCCCACTTGGTGAGGGACTGCTGCGCCCCGTAGAAGTCGATGAGCCGGCCGTTGGCCTCCAGGTTGGCCCTGTAGGGTGCCAGGAGCCGTACTGCAGCATCCTGCGTGGCGCTGACCATCAGGAGATAGTGCTTCCTGCCGGTGAGCATTAGGAAGAGCTCCAGCATCATGGAGACGGTTGATTTGGCCAGCTCGCGGGACCAACTCCAGGCCTCGTACCACTCATCGTGCTTGCAGATCCGGTTGATGGCTTCCTTCTGGAAGGGTGCAAAGGGGCAGGCCGCATAGTTGGGGAAGAAATATTGCATCCACTCGACGGGATGCTTCTCCAGATATGCTTTCTTCCGGGCCTTCTCGGCCGTGGACAGTTTCTCCGGAGGTGTGGCTTTCCGGATATCTTCCTTGAACTGTTCCCAGTCCACCAGGGCTCTTTTATCTGTCTCTTTCATGGCCTAGCGCAATTGGTCCTTGATGAAAGCATCCCATAGATCCGTAAACTCAACGGCCTTCTGGGGGGTGATGCCGCGCAGCCAGGTGAGGAAGGCGATGCCGGCGCTTACCAGCTCGCGGATACCGGTCTCGCTCTCCAGCTTGTCAATGGCGGCGGAGAGCTTGGCGAGGATATCGGCCTCCTTCGGGGTGGGCATGCGCTCGCCGTCCGGACGCTGCAGGATGGTTTCGTTGATGAGCTGCACGTGTGCGTACATGTTTTTAAGGATTTTCTCCTTGCCCACCGACATGGAGGCTTTCAGTCCTTCCCACTCCTCCTCCCTGGCCCATTTGGCAATGGTCTGACGGGAGGAACCCACCTTGGCTGCAATCTCTTCGAAGGTGTAGTCACCATGGAGAAACAGTTCCTTGGCGATGGCCTTTTTCTGGCCGTTTTTGAGGGTATTTGCCATACGTTAAAAATTTTTCCGCAAATATGGCTTCTACGTGCATCAGTTGCAATTTTTAAAATTACGCGATATCAAAATCGTGTATATCTGATACCAAATTTTGATATCAGAAAAAAATGAAAATTGCAACTCACCGCTATCAGTTGCATATTTGCGCCAAAGTTTTACGACGACAAGAAACGCCCATGAAAAAAGGTCAATTTTTCAATATCGTGGCGGCCGGAGCCGGCCGTGCATCCGTCATGTTGTATGGCGAGATCGGCGGCGAAGAGGGCGTCCGTCCCGAGCAGATTGTAGCCGAGATGGCCTACCTGGGGAAGGAGTACGCCAATATCGATGTGCACATCAACTCCATGGGCGGAGAGGTCTTCGCCGGCATTGCCATCTTCAACGCCCTGAAGGACTGTCCTTCCGACGTGAACATCTACGTCGACGGCCTGGCGGCCTCCATCGCTGCCGTCATCGCCCTGTGCGGAAAGCCGCTGCACATGTCCCGTTTCTCACGCCTGATGCTGCACTCCGTCTCCGGAGCCTGCAAGGGTGGAGCCCGTGACATGCGCGAGTGCGCGGATCTCATCGAAGGTCTGGAGGGTACCCTGGCCGACATGATCAGTCGCAAGTGCGGCATGAGCGCCGACGAGGTGAAGCAGACATATTTCGACGGGAAGGACCACTGGATTACCGCCGAAGAGGCCAAGCGTATAGGCCTGTGCGACGATATCTATGACCTGGAAGGGGAAGACTCCCTGGGCGCTGCCCCGACGAACGAGCAGGTCTATCAGTTCGTCAACCGCCTTGACAAGAAATCACCAAAACCCGATAAGATGGAATTTATTGACACAATCAAGGCCCTTGAACCGTTCAAGGACCTGACCGAGGACGCCATTGTGGCCAAGGTCAAGAGCATCTCCAACGATGCCGCAAAGGTGGAAGCCCTCCAGGCAAGGATTGCCACCCTGGAAGCTGAGAACAAAGCCTCCAAGGATGCCGCGGTGGAAGCCTTCCTCAACCAGGCTGTTTCCGACGGCCGTATCAAGGCCGACCAGAAGGACGGCTACCGCAAGCTGATGGATGCCGATGAGGCAACCACCCGCGCTCTCATCAACGCGATGCCCAAGGCCGCCAAGCCCAGCATCAACGACTTCCTCAATGGCGGCGCCGGCGCAGGCGAGGCCAAGGATCTGGCCCATATGAGCTGGGCGGAGATTGACAAGGCCGAGCGCCTGGGAGAACTCAAGGAAAAGTTCCCCGAGCTCTACAAGGCCAAGTTCAAGGAGGCCTTCGGCGTTTCCCTGTAAGTGTAACCCGTAATCCAATCTAACCATGGCAGTACAGAAAGAAATCTGGCAACGGACCATCATCGAAGGCCTGTTTGCCGACAACAGCTTCCTCTCCAAGGCCGTCAATGACGATATCTACGTCAACGAGGGCAAGAAGGTGCACATCCCCAACGCCGGGGCTCCTTCCGGCGTGGTGCTGAACCGTGACAGCCTTCCCGCAACGGTCTACAAGCGTACCGACCAGGACGTCAACTACGACCTGGACGAGCTGACGACCAACCCCATCCTCATCCCCTTCGCCGACACCGTCGAGCTGTCCTACAACAAACGGAACAGCGTTATCGACCAGGACCGCAAGGAGCTCATTTTCAAGGCCGCCGAGGCCATCCTGAAAGCCTGGTGCCCTGCCGCCGCCAACCGCGTGCTCACCACCGGTACCGGCGTGGCCGCCTGGACCCCTTCCGCCACCGGTCTCCGTAAGAAGATCACTCCGGAGGATGTCTCCAACCTGCAGCTCCGCATGAACGCGGACAACGTGCCCCAGACGGGCCGTTACCTGCTGCTCGACGCGCAGATGTACCAGCAGCTGCTGGACGGCATGACCCAGACCCAGGCCATCGGATTCTTCCAGGCCGCCGACGTCAAGCGCGGCGTGATGGGTATGCTTTACGGCTTCGAGGTTATGGTGCGCTCCACCGTGTTCCGTTTCGCCGCCGATGGCACCCTGAAGGCCTACGGCGCCGACGGTGCCACCACCGACGTGGCCGGCGGTCTCGCCTGGCAGCAGGACTCCGTGAGCCGCGCCCTGGGCGAGGTGAAGATGTTCGACAAGATCGACGATCCGACCTATTACGGTGACATTTATTCCTTCCTGGTGCGTGTGGGTGGTGCCATCCGCCGCTATGACAAGAAGGGCGTCTATGCCATCGTGACCGACACCGCCACCGCCGTGACCGGCCTGTCCCTGGACGACACCTCCATTGACGTGGCTAAGGACGGAACCCAGGATGTGACCGCCACGGCCACTCCCAGCTCCGAATCCGCCAACACCAAGTGGTCCGTGGTTGATTCCACCGTCGCCACCATCAGCGCCACCACCGGAGCCACCGTGACCGTCACCGGCAAGGCCGCCGGACAGACCGTCCTGAAGGCCACCAACGGTGGACAGGAAGTGCTGGCCATCATCACTGTGACCGAGTAAGCCTCCTTTTTGTTGAACCGAGCCGCCTCCGGCCCCATCGGGGGCGGCTCCCTTAAACAGTAAATGAAATGCTCCCGAGAGTAAAAATCAACTATTTGAACGGTCTGCTCGGCACTGTCCCGGATAACCAGGACGGCCTGCTCGGCCTGGTCGTGCTGGGGGCCACCGCGGTCTCCTCGACCTTTGTCCTGGGCACGCCTTACCGGCTGGTCCGCCCTGACGACCTTTCCGCCCTCGGCATCACCACCACCAACAATGCCCGCATCGTGGAGCTGGTGAAGCAGTTCTACGCGGAGGCGGAAGAGGGTACGCCCGTTTACCTTATCGGTATTGCGGCCACGGCGATGACCACCGTGCTGGATGTGGATAACGGTCCCATGAAGGCCATCCTCCAGCAGCTGCGCGGCGCTCTCCGCGGGCTTATCGTCGCCTCCGCGTCCACCGCTACCGTCACGGTGACGGACGGGCTGGATCCGGACGTGCTCACCGCCATGCCCAAGGCGCAGGCCCTTGCCGACTGGGCTGCAGACAACTTGTTTGCTCCTATCTTCGTCATCCTGGAAGGACGCCATTTCACCTCCGCTGCAGATGCACCTGACCTTACGGCCCTGGCTTATAACCGGGTGGGAATTTTCATCGGAGACGTGGTGACTGCTTCCAAGAACGCTGCCGTGGGCACGCTGGCCGGACGCATCGCTGCCGCTCCCGTGCAGCGCAACATCGGCCGTGTGGCTTCCGGAGCCTTGGCGCCTGTGGAGATGTTCATCGGCTCCTCTACCGTTGACCAGGCCATGTCCGTGGTAGATGCCCTTTACGCAAAGGGATATATCACCCCGCGCATCTATATCGGCCTGTACGGTTACTACCTGGTGGATGACCACCTGGCCGTGGCCGGAACGGATGATTATGCCCATCTGACTGCCCGCCGGACCGTTGACAAGGCTGCACGCATTGCCTACATGACCATGCTGCAGTTCCTCCTGGACGAGATTGAGGTGAACACCGACGGTACCATGCAGCAGCCGGTTCTCAAGAGCTGGCAGGCCGCCGTCGAGAATGCCATCAACTCCCAGATGTCCGCCGCCGGCGAGCTCTCCGTAGTGGACGGCAGCGGCTGTAAGTTCTACATCGACCCCAAGCAGAACGTCCTGTCCACCTCCAAGGTGGAAGGCTCCCTGAAGGTCCGTCCATTCGGCTATGCCCGCGACATCATCGTGAATATCGGTTTCCTCACCCAAAACAGCTAGTGCCTTATGTTCGACAGTAAAGAATACGAATGGGCAGACGTCACTGTTGTGATGGCTGGCCGGGACGTCACCGGCATCCGGGGCGTCAGTTACACCTCCTCCCAGGAGAAAGAGGCGCTCTATGCCAAGGGCAACAAGCCCCACGGCATCCAGCGCGGAAACAAGTCCTACGAGGGCTCCATCCGCCTCCTGCAGTCCGAGTACGACGCTTTGAATGCGGCCGCCGGCGGAGATGTGCTGGATGTGAACTTCAACATCATCGTGTCCTATGGCAACCCTTCACGGGGTGACGTCATCAAGACCGACCTTCTCTCCGGCGTGGAGATTACCTCCAAGCCCAAGAGCCTGAACCAGAACGACAAGTTCATGGAGATCGAGCTTCCCCTGGTGATGCTTGACGTCATCGAAGACTACCAGTAAGATGGAAGGGGCCGTCGCCATCGCGGCCCCATCCATTTAAACACCCTTCAAACACCATTTAAACACACACAGAACAATGTTTACCTACACACAGGAACAGCTCAAGAGCTGGAAAGAAAAATACGGGGAGGTCTTCGAGATCTCCTGCGACGACAAGAAGGCCGTCTTTCACAAGCCTTCCAGAAAAGATCTCTCTTATGCCATGGCCGGATCCAATCAGATGAATGATTCCGTCAAGTACGCCGAACTCCTCATGAAACAGTGCTGGATAGACGGTGACATGGAGTTCCAGAATGATGACAATTATTTCTTCGCGGCGGTCCCTGTGCTGGGGGCGCTTGCTGAGACGAAGGAGGCCGAGATAAAAAAGCTATAGAGCTGGCCGACGGCCGGCCGGAAGTCGACATTGTGGGGTACTTCAATACACTGATCAGATACTACCTTCACATGGATCCGGACGGGCTATCGGACCAGCAGTGGGCCCAGACCATCGCCCAGCTCAAGCACATCCGTCAATCAGAGAGTAACATCAGATGAACATAGCCCAATATATCATCGATATAGCCGCCCAGGGCGACGGGCAGGCCGTCTCCAGAATCAACCACGTACAGAAGAGCCTAGATTCGGCCGACCGCTCCGCCTCAAAGCTTTCCTCAAGCCTCACAAAAGGCCTTGGGCAGGCTTTCCGGTCGCTTCCGGGAGCGGAGTTCATCACCAACCCGATAGTGGCTATAACGGCCGGAATCGGCGTGGTGTCGAAGATGGGAATGGAGGCCGAGAAGACGGCCACTGCCTTCAACGTTCTGGTGGGAAGCGAAGATAAGGCGGCTAAGATGCTGGGCGAAATCAACAAATACGCAGATAACACCCTTTGGGACCGCAGCACTGCTCAGACGGCCACCCAGACCATGCTGGGTTTCGGCGTGAGCACGGAGACGGTGGTTGATGACCTCAAGATGCTGGGCGATGTGGCGATGGGTGATAAGAACAAGCTGAACCAACTGGCTCTGGTCTTCGGACAAATCAGTGCAGCCGGTAAACTACAGTCACAGGATCTTAATCAACTTATCAGCGCCGGTTATAATCCACTTCTGGACATGTCAGAACTCACGGGTAAATCCGTGGCACAACTCAAGGACGATATGTCCAAAGGGCTGGTGACTTTTGACATGTTGCGAGCCGCTTTCCAAAAAGCAACCGGTGAAGGCGGCAAGTTCAATAACATGACCGAGCAGATAGCCCAGACTTCATTCGGAGCCTTCCAGAAATTGAAAGGCAAGCTTGTTGGGACGCTACTGGAATTGTATGATGTAATCCAGCCCCTTATTATTCCCGTATTAGAAACTCTCGGGAAAGGCCTGGACTTTATCTCCACGGCAGCAAGCTGGGTATCCAAGCATCTGAAGGATCTCATGTATGTCTTAGGAGGCCTCACCGCCTCAATTGCGGCATATAATGTGGTTGCAGCCGTAGCAAAGCTTTATACCGAAGGATGGACCATAGCCACCAAGGCACAGTATTTTGCCTTGCTGCTCCTTGAAAAGGGGCAGAAGCTGGTAAACCTGGCTATGTCCCTCAATCCTATTGGTCGGGTAGTGGCGGTCATCACCGCTCTTACCGCGGCCATCATTTACTGCTGGAACAAGTTCGCCGGATTCCGGGCTGTCATCTTGACGGTATGGGATACGATAAAAGGATTCGGCGAAATCCTGAAGCAGTACGTATTGGACAGGATATCAGGTATTATTGTCGGTATCGGCCAACTGGGGCGGGCCATCGGAAAACTCTTTCAAGGGGATTTCTCCGGAGCATGGGAAGCAGCAAAGATTGGCGCTGCAGAATTGACCGGCTTTACCGCCACAAAGAATGCTGCATCCTCTGCCCGCGACCTGGCTACAGGCACGAAGGGAAGGTTTGGCGCCCATCTGGAGATTGAACGGGAAAAGCAGGCGGCCAAGGACGCCATCAGTGATCCCAAGGCGGCCGGTGGCGCGGCGGATGCCTCCTCTTCTCTGTCCGGCGGGAAGACTACCGCCAACACTGCAAAGACCACAGCCAACGCCATAACCACCGGCGGCACCCGCAACACGTCCATCGTGCTGAACATCGGGAAATTCTTCGAGGATGTGAATATCAACAACAGTGGCGGCCGTGACTTCCAGGAACTGCGCGACGCGGTTCTGGAGAGTGTCAACCGGTCCCTTGAAATAGCAATCAGTGCGGCACGATGACGGAATACAGGTTCATATTGGAAGAGATGTATCGCCAGATAAGGCGTCCATACGGCGTATTCAATCCGGCTCCGTCGGCCGGGATTACTCCTCTGATGGACCCGCTGGAGGATCTCTCGGATGAGCAGCTGGCCGACTTCCTGGTCACCAATGCCAAGGGCGTGCCCATGGTGTTCCCGCTGTATTTCTCCCTGGAAGGCGGTCCCTGGTGGCTGCTTCCCTATGAGCCGCAGGTGACCATCCAGGGCACCAACGTGCTGGTGAAGAAACAGGTGTCAAAGGGTGCCGTGCGTGGCACTATCAAGGAACGCTGGAGCCAGGGGGATTTCCGCATCGGCATCTCCGGCATCCTGATGGGAGAAAACGGCAAATACCCGTCCGATGATGTGAAGACGCTCCGCTCGTACTGCGAGGCCGGGAAGGTCCTTGTGAAGTCTCCCCAGATGGAGCTTTTCTCCATTACCCAGATGGTGGTGGAAGACTGGAGCATCCCTTTCACGGCCGGGCAGGCCAACCAGGCTTATACCATCAACGCGGTGAGCGACGATATCTACAAACTGCTGCTCAGGCGAGAAGACTTGAAACAGATTTAGTCGATGTTTACGATGAAGTTTGACATAGAGGTCGGCGACTACAAGCTGGGCATGGTGGAGAAAGTGGAGATCATCCGCTCCGTCGAGCAGCTTGCAGACACTGCCGTCGTCACTCTTCCCG